TATGAATATTCTGTAGGTGGCACTAATTTAAATATTCAAGGCGATATGTTACCTAAAACAGTTACTACAGGTACTCACGTTGTAGATGGAATTACTACTACTCATCATGGGATTGACCTTAATACTAAACCTACGGTAACTATGAACACTCAAGGAGCAGCTACAAACCTTCTTGAAAGTTATCATGGGCCAGGTTTAAAATCGTTTACCCGAATTAGTAGAGATATTCTTACTGAATCTGTTACAGAAACAATGTCAACATTTACTCAATGAAGAGGTATTTATTTACAGCACTATTATTAATAAATAGTCCTGTAATTGCAGATACCACAATGACTAACAACCCGGTAAGCAATAGTTCAGGGTCGGTCACGAATTTGGGTGTAATGAATATGCCATCTAAACAATTTACAAATACATTATCATTAAATCAAGTTCAATGCCAAGGTGACACCTTAGTTATTCAACCCTTTTTAACTGGTAATTATTCTGGAGGTACACCAAAAGTTGATAGTTATCTTGACCCTGTTTATTCAACTAAAGATGTAAAAGGTGCTTTTGATGAAAACGGAAATGAAATAGGTGATGGAGAAGTTGACGACCCAACATTAGTAAGAGGGTACAGAACAGTAAAAAGATTTGAAAAAACTAATTATGCTTTTTCGCCAGGAATAAGTTTAAGCTGGAATATAAATCTAGATCGAAAAAGTGTGCGTAACTGCCGTAAATCGCAAGTGCATTTAGTAAACCTTTTACAGGCAAAACACGAAGATGCCAGATTATCCTATGAATTAGGAAGGGCAAAACACTGTGCAGATCTCCTGCAAAACGGAGTTAGGTTTAAGAAAGGAACTAAGTACGAAGTTCTTTGTGCTGATATAGAACTTGTATCAAAACCAAACACGTTAATAGATCATTCACACAGTATTGAAACTACTTCCGAAGATCCCTCTGCTGGTTTCTCCTTTCAGAAAGGGACATTATCTTCTCCTTCTTCTTAAATAAACTCTTTGCAAGTTTTTTAGATCTTTTTTTAACTTGTTTTTGAATTTGCTTTTGAAGAATTTTTATATACGGTTGCAACGTACCAACTGCAAGAACACTAGCTACTGCAATAGCACTTGTATTAACTAGAACCGTAGGCTGTGGAGCGTAATTACCTGCAATTTCTAGTGGGTTCAAACCTTCCCACACCGTTTCACATTTACCTGTAAGTTCATTTCTTTTCCATCCTTTTATTCTTGCAAGTCCTCCTTTCCCTAACGAACCAACAGGAGTTTTAGCAAGTGTGTCTAAAGGTGGGCATGGCAATGTTTCTGCAATAAACTGATCACCAATATCAGGAGTTTGATTTTGATCACCTACATTGGAATTGGTTTGTTGGTTGCTTTTTCCATCATCTTTTTTCACTTCCTCTCCTACATTGTCTAACCCTTTAACTAAATCAGTATTAGGTTTTGGCGGTTGAATATCACCGTAAAGATCAGGAGCAATAAATAGAACAGGTGCATGGTCGCAAAGGGTGTAATTATTTTCTGGGTCTACGTTAAACATTTCACTACCAGTTCCAGTCTTTTTATCTCTGGCTACAACACAAGGAAGTTCAATAATTGGAACAAAACCAAAAGGTAATTGACCAAAAGTAGTCGGAGGAATTATTTCAGCAGGAGGAATTATTGTTAGTTCTGGTAGATCTTTAACCTTTGGCTCGTTTACAAAAGGAGGATTTAATTCCACTACAATCTAGAACCCCATGCAACTAATGAATGTCTTGTTCCTATTTCAACTTTTTTTACACGATGAATAATTAAAGAAGGGAAAACAACAATTGATCCTTTTTTTAAATTGATAATTTTATTTTTGATGGGATTGGCAAGTTCTAACTCTCCACCTATGTACTCATCAGGATGATTCAATAATATACTTGCAGACAAATCTCGATCTAAATGTGGTTGAGTAAAATCATCAGTTGAATCTACATGCCAATTATAAAACATATTTTTATCATAGAAAGTGTATTGCAAAGGAGCGATTGTATTTATATCAAATCTATATAAATCTTTTGCTATTTTTTTTATTTCTTGCTTTATATAATTTGTAATTTTAGTGTCATTGTGATACCAACTTACTTTTGAATTACGGACATCAGAATTATCATCCATAACCGTAGCTTTTTCTAGTGAATTTTGAGATTCATTTATTATTTGATCACAATCATTTTCTGAAAGAAAATTATGATATAAAAAATGTTTACTTATCATTCTATAGGCTTAGTTAAAACTATATTAATGGTAGAACGCAAACCTTTAGAAGGAGAAGAGCTTGCGTGTATAAGATTTTTATCCATTAAAATTAATTTACCTTTTTTAGGAGTTTCTCTATGTATTATTTTTAACTCATTATTTTCTTTTTTATAAAAATAATTGTCTCCATCACTATCATTTACATAATATAAAAGAACAACATGTTCTACATCAGTGTCAATATGAGGATTATGAGGTTTATTTGCTAATTCATCAGATAAAGGAAAATAAATCCAACTTATTAATCTAAATAAATTCCAATTTTTATATTTATCATTTTCAGTAAGTTTATACATTTCATACAAATGCAAATCATAAACCATGTTTTGCATAGCAGCATTTGTTTCCGCATATTCTGCTACAGGACACCATCTAAAACCAGGATATCTTGGCGTTGTTATTTTTTTTGCTATTCTTTCTTCTTCTGTAAAAGTAACATCTTTATTATAAAACCAAGGAAGTTGACTACTAAAAATATATTGCTCAATATGATCAGCAGTAGCTGAATCTAATTGAAAAGTTTCAAATAATTTCATTCTTTTGTTTTGCTAGTTTTTCAATGTTGATTAGTGAATCACCTGCATTGTATTCAGTGACAGGTAATATATTAAAAGCTAAAGAGTATCTAATTTTATCAGAATAATTTATTCCTATTTGATGATCAAGATAACTAGGAAAGATTAATAATAAATTTTTCGATGGAACAGCTTTATAACTTGTCCAATTATTTGGATTGTCCTGTGATATAGGTAAATTAAAACGATTAATTTTTTTTAATGGTGAATGAAAAGTTAACTTTGAAGATTGACTATCATAGTCATCAAAATATAATACACCACTAAAACAATGTCCTATATGATCATGTTGTTGACCTCCTTGTTCTGGATGTGTTCTTGTTAACCAAGAAGTGTTTATAACAAATTGACTAGTATAAGATCTTTGTGCATTCAAGTAATCACTAACAATATTAGTTAAATATTTTTTTATTTTAGGAACTTTATCCAAAACATATACTTCAGGTTCTGTAATAGGGTTTAATCCTTGACTTACCCTCCATATTTCATCAGCCATTGCATTATTAAAAGAAGGCAAAGCTAAATCTTTGAATTTATTTAATTCACTAAAATCATGATCAAGAACTATTCCAGCGACAGGAGTAGCAAATAAATTAATAACTTCAAATTCAACAGTCATTCCATTGTCCAGCAATCGAGCTTGCTGCCTCACCTGCTTGCTTTCTAGCTTGTCCAAAGAATATTCCTGCTAATACTGGCCCTACTATTGGAACGCTTGCTATGGCTGTAGTGACTTGAACAGAAGCAGCGTCAGCAATCATCATCCCATTTGATTTTCCCTGAGCCATTTTTTCAATGCAGGCAATCTGATCTGCTGAAAGTTTGCCATCCTGTCCTTTTGGATAAATTGCAAACTGGGCTACGTCTTGTTTATGAACATATTTCTTTTTGACTCCACCATTAAAAGTAGGCTTGGAATCATCAATGATTGTTGTTACTAGCTTTGGATCATGTTGCTTAGAATTAAACATCCACTCCTCTGCACCATCAGGTTTTGTCTCACTCCTGATTTGAATTGAACTGTAAGGTGTTGAACTTAGCTTTGCTATGTCTGGGATACCTGAGTCCTTACGAGCTAATAAATTTAAGCTCATAAAATTGGTGGCAATAAGTCCACCGCCTAACACTAAAGAAGTTAGGCCGTTAAAGGATTTAAATTGAATCATTTGCCGAACGGAATACCTTCTAAAGCAGCACCACCTGTCATCTTGGGAATCTTAGGCATCTCTGGCATGGCATCTTGAACTAAAGAAGGAAGTTCCTTTTTAACGCCATCTAGTACTGCATCAAAAATTTTTGATCTAAAAATAAATGCACCACTTAAACTCGCTACCCCTAAGATGAAGGCAGCGAAATTAATCCAAGTTATTATTTTCATCATGCAGGGCAAGCCTCACCACCGTCAGCAGGTGCTTGATCAGCTTCTCTAGCTTCGTTGATGATTTTGCCTTGTAATTCTTGGATTCTTACTGCAAGAGGTTGAAGTTCAGCTTTGTTTGCTTCTTGCTGTCTTTTAACGACACCGTTGTATTCTTCAACAGCAGCGTCTAATTCAGAGATAGTAGACATAGATAAAGTGTATTTACACTCAAAGTATAGAAGGTTAACCCAAAAGATCAAACTCTGCCATTTTAGGATCTGATTTTCTTGTTAGATTAAAACTGATAATTAATCGATTTTTATCAGATAAATTAGGAGTGCTTTGGTGAGGGAGCCAACTAGGAAAAACTAATAACAAACCATCTGTAGGACTGACTGTGTATCTAGTCTGAGGTTGATCTCTTCCTGCATACATTATTTTTGCTAACCAAGCAGGATCTTGAAAAGTTATATCACCTCCTTCTTCATGAGTATCAATATAAAAAACTCCACTAAGTGCGGCATTTTGATGGCAATGCAAAGGAATATGAGCGTTCTTAGGATAAATTGTTGCCCATAAACGAAAAAAATCTAATTCTTCAGTATCTGCTTGTGGTTCAATTAACGATTTTATTTCTGTTAAAAGTTGATCACGAACTGATTTCCATTTTGAATTTGTTGCAAAATCATCAGAATAAAAGGAAGTAACACCTTTTTGATTCATCCTGATTTTATTTTCAGTTATATAAGTTTGTTGAAAATCCTCTGAAACTGTTCCTGCTTGCTGAACACCTTTATAAAAATCATTAATCAAAACACGAATTTCTTCAAGCAATTCAATATTGTTAACGTGTTTATTCCATAAAGGAGTAGCAAATAAAGTAGTTATAGACATAGATAAAGCTAAAAATAATTAAAATTTACTATAAACCTAGTCTTTTGATCTGTACATGTAGTTCCAGTATGTTTTAAATAAGAAGGAAAAATAACAAGACGATTTGCAATACTTTCTACTTTTGTACCATTTTCAAACTCTGTATATCCATTATTAGTATTTACATAAAAGATTGCAGTTGTAGAATCTTTCCAATCATTATCGACATGAAAACCATGTTTATAAATTTTATCTGTTCCTAATAATAAATTAGCTTTAATTCTACTTAAAGCTCTACAATTCATGTATTCCAACATTGGCTCAAAATATTGAAAAAATCGACTTGAGATTCCTACTTTATTGTAAATGATATGAAATAATTGATGTTGGTAAAAATCAGCACACAATTTTTCTTCTTCTTTTATTACTGAATCACTGTAATACCAAGGAATGTCTGACATAATATTAGTTATATTATGCATTTCTTCTTCTCTTAAAAAATTATCTAAAATTCTCATTAATAATTAAAATGTTTAATCCATTTTGCTAAACAATTCATATCTAAATAAGATTCATATTTTTCCCATTGATTTACAGCCGTTATATAAATAGGTAGTTTTACTTGATAAGAATTTGGTGTGGCTATGTCATGTCTTTCTTCAATTAATTCTCTATATTTCATTAAATCAGGATGAAATTTTAAACCTATAAACTTTAAAATTTTGAAAATTTGTCGTGCGTTTGTAAAAACTAAATCCTCATACTTTATTTCATGAAAATCTAAATCCAAACAAGCTTTGTAATCACACCATGCTGTCATTAATTTGTTGTAAATAAATTGAGATGATTCTAAAGTTTTAAAATTAGCAGTTGCGTCAGAAGGACTAAAGGCTTGCTTCCATACTGACAAGATAGAATCACAAGGATGCCTTAAACAAAAAATTATTTTTGCAGAAGGAAATAATAATTTAATAAGTGGTAATGAAATTAAATTTAATGGTACTTTGTCAATAAAAATATCACTACTATTATCAATTAATGAAAAATATTTTTCTCTTAATTGTTTTATTTGTTCTTGACTTAATTGCTTTAAATTATTTAATTTAATTTTAAAATCTAAATCTATAACATCTTCTAATTGTCCAATAAGATTTTGTTCACTTTTAAGTTTTATTTGCGGATGTGCAGCTAAAATTGCACTTAATAAAGTTGTGCCAGAACGAGGGAAACCTACAATAAAAACTAATTTTTTACTTTTTGGAAAAGGTGTAACAGGCAGAATTTGTTTTACATTATTAATAATTATATTTTCTTTTAAAATATCTATTCTGTTTAAGTAAGAGGAAGGATTCTCTAATTGATATGATTTATATTTACTTGCATGTACAAAAGAAAGAATAGAATTTTCTGTTTCTTTAAGCTGCTCTTCTATAAAACCTTTAAAAGTAAAATATAATAATTTAAATTGATTTGGTGCGGTTTCTAAATATGTATTCTTTACTTTTTTAAGTTGCTTTTTGGCTTCTAAATATTTATTTTGACGATAAAATAATCTACTTTTAAACAAATGCCAATGATTTTCTATTATAAACATATCTTCCCACTTATTTAAATAATCATTTAATTTATCTAAATCATTTGATCTTTCAAAATGAATAAGTAAATTAATATAAGCAAGATTTTTTGAAGGTTCAAGTTCAATAGCTTTTAAAAAACATTTTTCTGCTTCTTTTAAATTGAATTGAAAAGTATGGATAGTGCCTAAATTATTCCAAGAATCAGCATAATAATTTTTTCTAGAAATTGACTCCAGAATATACTCCTTTGCTTTCTCATAATTTTTACGAAAACAATAAATATTACTTAGCATGAAAAATGAATCAGCATGATCCAATTCTTCTCTATCTTTATTCTTTAAATTATTTAATTCGTAAGTTTCAATATCGCTAAATGCCAGTTTACTAACCATAAATTTTATGCAGGTTTTGTAGGTAATGTATGCGTATGAGGCCAACCACTAGCAGTAGGAAGATCTCTCAAAGCTTGTCTATATGCTGTCCTATCTGAATTCATTGTCAAGTCAGACCCAGCCCACCAGTCAGTTTCTTTTAACAATGTATCTCTATGATCTCTTGCAGAAGTAGCAGCTTCGCTGTCAACCGTTGCTGTGTCTAGATCTGTAAGTTTCCATTTTTCTACCCAGTTTCCTCCAGATTCTTCAACCCCATCCCTTTCTGGCTTTTTATACAAAGAACCAGTTGGCATAGTTGTTGGTTGGATTTCGTCATACCCTAAAACAGCTAAATCATCTGCATCAGGAATAGCTTGAAAACTAACCATTGGATTAGCTGCTCTTAAAGCATCAACAGATTGAACAATAGTTCCATCTGATTTCTTTCTGTACTCAGTCATTACGAAAACGGATCAATGAGAATAGTTTACAAGGTTTAAAGAGGCCAGCCAACATTTGTTGACGGAAACTGTCTTGTAGTACCAGGCCAGACTATTCTTATAATTCCTTTTCCAGCACTTGCACCACCTCCCCAATAATTTTGTCCGACAGTCTGTCCACCATTTCCACCTTTGCCCCATGTCGGATTATTAGGTGCGCCTGTACCTGTGTAACTTCCATCTCCACCAGATTCCCCACCAGCAGTAGTCCCAGCACCAGGATCACCAGCACCCCAAACATAAGTAGCCCCACCGAAACCATTACCTCCTCCTGTATAGTTTTTCCCTGACGCTCCACCTGCTGAACTTCCTGTTCCAGCAGTTCCATTACCCCAACTTACATAAGGCCCAAAAGCATTATGAGGTGAACTACTTCCTACCCCATAATGCCCACCTTCACCGCCAGTCCCTGAATATCCTCCAGCCCCACCAGTTCCTCCTTGCTTAGCTGCGTCAAACCAAGGCCCACCAGTATAATTCGGGCCGCCACCGCCGCCATTACCACCGCCATCAGCATTGCTATCATTACCTCCATAATGACCAGCATTTCTTGTCCATTGTGCCGCAGTAGATGTACTTTGACTCTGACCTCCACCTTCTGCTACCCATAAAGTTTTTCCAGTTGTACTGTTATAAACCCATGAATTTGTCGTCAGACCCCAATGGGTTTGAGAGCTACCTTGTTCATATCCATAATTACTACCACCACTATTTCCTTGAGCTGAAGTATCAGAGCTGCCTTTATAATGCCCAGTAAAGATATACAAAACATTACCAGCCGTTACAGAAATATTGTTTTTATAAACAAACGCTGCACCACCGCCAGCACGACTACTACTTCTTCCATATCTATAGCCACAACCACAACCGCAAATGCTGATACTGGTTACACCCGCAGGCACAGTCCAATCTAGTTTATCTGTGTACCAAGGACTGCTTGATCTTGGTGTTGGAGTGCTTTGTAAATCAATGTACCCAAGAGCTAATAAGGCTGATTGACCCCCAGCATCATGAGCAAAAATAGCTTCTGTTTTAGCTACAACACCTTGTGACGAATACAAGGCTTTTTGTGTATTTGGATCAGACATGATTAACCAGCAAAACTTTTAGAGATCGAAATTCTCCACTTTTCTCCACCATCATCAGTTTGAAAAGATAACAAGTACCATTTTCCAGACGCAAGAGTAGGTGCGCCACCTCCAGCCCAATACACTGTTTTATTTGTACCTCCAACATTCACATTCCATGTAACCGAACTGCCATCGTTATACCACTTGGTTGTTACAATTACAGCTTTTCCAGTAGCAGGAACATTTGTGAAGTTCCATCGGGTTACTGTCCCTCCTTGCGGCCCAGTAAAAAAACTACCATCATCACAATCTATATCGACATAGTTACTACCATCTCTAGTCAAAGCAGCAGGAAGAGTCTGGTGATAACCTCCATTTTGATTCCATTGTGCTGACTGATTTAAAACAGCACTACTTGTAACTGTTCCTGTAAAAGTAGGATTATTTTTAGTATTTATATTGCTTACAGCTAAAGTTACATCTCCTGACTCATCGTAAATCAGGTTGTCACACTTTACAGTCCCATACGGCATGACGAATCAACCAAAATAGCATTGGCAATATACTAGCTCAAATCATCACTTAAATCTATTAACCATAAGGGACTGCTTGAACTGCTCTCCATTTTTCTCCACCATCATCAGTTTGAAAAATTATTTGAAATCTATTTGCACTCATTGTTGGTGCCGTGCCTCCATCCCAATACAAAGTTTTAGTTGCACCTCCAACAGTCGGAGTCCAAGTAATTGCTTGTGCATTAGCCGTTAAAGAAAGTTGATACATATAATTTTTTCCACTTGCAGGAACATTAGTAAATGTAAATCCTGAAATCACTCCACTCTGAGCCAATGTAAAACGATTGCCAAGAGAACAATCAATCGTAACTTGAGCAGAAGCAGCTAACGCATCAAGATCTTGTATATAAGGTATTGCCGCAAGAGAAACACCACCTCCATTCCAAAGAACTCCACAAGTTATAGTTCCAGTAATTGAAGGTTCATTATGCTTACGCATAATCCCAGTAGAACCTTGACCAACAATTGTTTGATCACCACTATCATCGTAGATGATTGTATTAGCTCTTAAATTTCCGTAATTAGCCATAATTAAGAAACCACCCAGTGAGAACCTGTAGGAATTTGAACAACTACTCCAGAGTTTACCGTCATCGGCCCAATTGAGCTTGCATTTGTTCCTGTACTAATTGTATAAGAATGAGTCACAGTAGTATCGTTTTCAAAAAATACTTCATTTCCACCATTACCTTTTGCTCCACCAGCCATAACTGACCAAGCCAAATTGCCTGATCCGTCACTTGTTAAAGCAAAGCCTGCAACTGCTGTATCAGCAGAAGGTAATGTCCAAACAACATTACTTGCAACAGTTGCTGGGGCTTGAAAGCCTACATAATTACTTGAATCTGCATCAGCAAACCTCAAGTCTTTTTGAGCATTAAGTGTTAAATCTCCTGCAAGAGTAGAAGCAGCAGTTGCCGCTAAAGAAGTCGCAGATAATGTGCCATCTATAGTTACACCAGTTGCACTAGTCGATAATTTTGGATTAGCGTGAGTACCTTGATCGTAATAGAGTTCTACTGCTGCATTTTCTGTGCATTTAAAATAATATTCTGTACCAGCTTGATTTGTACCATGAAGATTATTACTAGATAATCTAAAATCTCCTGAAGTACCTCGAACATACGAATGAGAACTATCATTTAATATTTCTAATTCTCCACTTGCTCCGAAAGTTGCTTTTGCATTGACGGAAAATTCAAGTGCAGAATCTGATTCATCCCAACCAACATCTCTACCTGCATTGGTGGTCGAATCAAAGGTAAAATCCCCCGTTACAGTTCCAGCAGTGATATTTGCTGTAGGAATAGTTGTTGTTCCTGTAAAAGTACTGTTATTAGGATTTAAGGTGAGGACAACCAAGGAAGAACCTTCCTTGATATACATCTTGTCTTGATCTTCAGCATAAACAATCTCACCATCCTGCAAATCAGAAAGGCTGCTGTTTAGATTTGAGTAAGAACCTCTAGCAATTCTTACAGGTGTTCTGGTACTGGGGGTTGGCATAATTAAGAACCGAAGTCGCCTCCGTCAAACACATTAGCTGTACCTACTGTAGACGAACCATTATCAAAATTGCCACCATCTATAAGAATTACTCCACTACCGCCAATACTTCCCCATGCTCCATCAGCATAACCTTCAAATTCATTGGTTGTTGAATTATATCTAAACATTCCATTAGCAGGAGAGCCTGGTCTTTGAGCAGTCGTACCAGCAGGAATATTTAGTTGAGCAGTACTTGCTCCAATATTTGTTGCTGTTGCTGCATTTCCTGTGTAATTAGTTGCATCAAGAACTAAGGTTCCAGCAATTTTTAATGTTTTACCACTAGCTAAATCAATATGTTCAGAAGAAGTCCAAGCATCAGTTGCGTTAACCCAATTCCATGTTTTGTCGCTAGTTCCTTTTAAAGTTAAACCACCTTGATCTGCGGTGCTATCAGTAGGACTTGTAACTTTTCCAAGCTCAATATTTTTATCTTCTACTTCAAGAATGGTAGACGACAACGAAGTTGTAGTCCCATTCACTGTCAAATCGCCGCCAATTACAACATTATTAGTTACGTCAAGACTTGCGGTAGTTAGTAGTCCACTTGAAGGGTTATAAGTTAAAGCTGTATCTGATTCAGCCCCTTGGCTACCTGTTGCACCGTCAGCAAATAATGGGTAACAAGTTTCATCTGTTGAATTATTAGCAGTAACATTTATTTCTGTGATTGTTCCGCTAAATCTATTGTTATTAAAGTCCCAAGCAGCGTTGGAAGACTGACCAATAAAAACAATATGTTTATGAAAATCTATCTGGTTACTAGCTCCAGAGAAAGTAGCAAATGTATTGCTACCATCTTTAATCTTTATTGTTCCACCATCTTGAGTTTCAATTATTCCTTCAGATCCATTTGAATAAATACTTAAATCAGGAACACCAGCAGCACCTACGCCAAATTTTGCAACATCATCTGAAGTACCGTCAGAGCTGTCTCCAAAAATAATATTTTTACCATTTACATCAAGGTTTCCTGCTAGTTGAGGTAAATAAATGCTATTTGTTTGAACGCTATTACCCATCAACCCATGAGCAGAGCATTGATAATGCAATATTTGTGGAGTCGTATCTGAAACAACTATCTGTGTGTAAGCACCAGACGAACCAGCAGTACCGCTAGTAGTAACACCTGTTGTATATGCAGTTGTTTTATCTGCCTCTAAGTAGAAACGTAGTGGATGACCTGAGTTAGAACTATCTGCTTGATCAAACTTATATGTACGTCCTGGTGTAAGAGTTAAGAAAGGAGATTCTTTACCGTCAATCTTGTATCCAGAACCAGAACCAGAACCGTTATAACGATGTGCGCCAGTTTTACTCGCAACTGTAACCGTAAATGTTTTTGCGTTACCTGTATAAGTTGCATTTAAAGCAGCAAATCCAACAAGATTTCCATCATTAGTAAGACTTACATCTCCTGTGAATGTTGGTGAGGATGTTGAACCTGGATCAACCCAAGATAAAGTTCCAGCACCATCACTAGCTAAGACATAGCCAGAAACAGCAGCGTCAGTCGCAGGGAGAGTAAGAGTAAAACTGCTTGCAACAGAAGCAGGAGATTGAAGGGCGACATAATGAGAACTATCAGAATCAGCGAAACGAAGATCAGACTGAGCATTTAAAGAAATATTTCCTGTAAAGACTGCTCCAGTAAGACTTGCCTTAGAACTTAGATCTATTGTTTGCCAACTACCATCACCTCTTAAGAAATTAGTACTACCAGCAGTGCCTGTTCCTAAACGTGCTGTTGAGACAGTACCAGAAGTTAAGTTGCTTGCGTTTAAATTTGTTAAATCAACAGTTCCAAAACTTAAATTTCCAGAGCCGTCAGTTTTTAAATATTGATTAGCAGAGCCATCACTTGTTGGATAAACAAGTCCTCCTGCTGTTAAAGAAGTCAGACTTCCAACTGAAGTAAGAGAACTAGCGGTAACGCCACTAGCAAGAGTCGTTCCTGTTAGATCAGCAGCAGCAGTATTGGTTGTATCAGTTGCCCATTCAAGTGTTGTAGCAGTTGATCCAGCCTTAAGTACTTGACCTGTTGTTGGTGCAACAGCAGGGAGAGTAAGAGTTATATCTGCTGATTGTGCTTGTGCTTTTAATCCTGTGTAATTTGCCCCGTCACCATCTGCTTCGCTAAATCGAATTTCTTTTGCATTATCAATAATTAAATTACCTGTCATCGTGCCGCCTGCTTTCGGCACAGCAGCGTTTGCTGTAGTAGCAGCAGCGTCAGCAGCATCCTTCGCAATTTTTACAGCAGCAGGAGTAGCAGCCGTAGTAGCAGAAGTTGATGTTGTGTTATCTGTTAATTGAAGAACACCAACTGCACTTGTCGTTCCAGTCGTGATCTTGCTTCCATCAATTGCAGCAGTTGCGCTGACATCAGCGTTGACAATTGCTCCAGCAGTAATAGAGGTTAAGCCTGCATTGTCTATCCCTATATCACCTGTGACTGCTACTGCTGTTGGGACGTTTGATCCATTACCAACAATGATTTGAGCTGAAGTTAAAGCAGCTAATTTACTAAAAGCAATAGAAGCATTTGCCGCTAAATTTGTATTTACTAAACTTCCATCAACCATTGTTGATGTAACAGTATTAGTGTCGCCACTTGTTATTACATTTCCAGAAACATCAGGGAAAAGTATTGTTTTATCGCTTGCAGTTGGGTTTGTTACTCCAATAGTTGTCTCGTAAGCATCTATACTTGAGCCTTCAAATACAAGGCTTCCAGTATTACCAATTAATAGCTGACCAGTACACGTACCACCCGTAAGTCCTAACTTTTCTGTCTCAAGTTCTTGCAACGCATCCTGCACGTTGGTCGAACTTAATTGACCGTAAGGTGTGAAGGTGATATTACTTGCGACCTGCCCAGCCACGGTCTGTGATAAATCAATTTCTTCCCAAGAACTACCTGCGGTATTTGTAACTCCTAAAATGTAATCTGGTGGTGCTAATGCAACTACAGGAGCTGGCGCACTTGGAGTCCCTGCATTTTCAACTACTAAATATAAACCATCGGTAGAACTTGATGGCGTTGGAAGATTACTTCCAACTGCTAATCCAGCCGCAGCTCCAGCAGTAGTTACTGAAGCTACTTGTGAAGTACCAGCGTTGAAAGTTCCTCCTAGTACTAGGCTTCCCTTAGTTAATGTTGTTACAGGTTGGTAAGCATTGCCATCAAAAATGTATAAATCTTCAGTTACTGAATCGAAGAAAAATTGTCCTGTAAACTCGGATGTGGGAAACCCTGTCTGACCTACAGATCCAAATATAGTTGTAGAACTATTAGATAACTTACTACCGTCAATTGTGTTTGCCCCAATCCTTGCTGCGTCAATGCTTCCAGTTGTTATTTTAGAGGCATCAAGCGATGGAATGTCTGAAGCAACAAGTACAGTTCCAGCAGTAGCAACACCTTTAGTATTGACAGTGACTTTTGTATAAGTACCTGCACTAATTCCACTGGTAGAAGTTGTTAATCCTCCCGATCCAGAGACTGTTAAGCCTCCTCCAGCCGTTATTTGAACAGCTCCTTTTGCAGATGTAGTAGAAGTAGGAAGATCTCCAGCAACTAAAGCCGTTGCCGCAGTAATCATTCCTTGTGCATTAAATGTGATTCCACTTATTGTTGCCCCAGTAATGCTATTTGTTATTGATAATCCACCTGCTCCATTGACAGTTAATCCCGTACCAGCAGAAACACCACCAACAGCACTAGCAGTTGCAACAGGAAGGTCAGAAGCAGCAAGAGCTACGGTTCCAGTAATTAATCCTTGTGCGTTGTAGCTAATTCCAGATCTAGTTGCTGCACTAATGACGTTATTAATTCCAAGATTTCCACTTGCTACGTTTAGCGATCTATCAATATTTAATGTGTTTAATTTTGCAGCAGTTACTGTTCCATCAGTTAATTTCGTACCACTAATTCCACTTGCTACCTTTCCATCCGTGACGGCTAAATTTGCAATAGCATTAGTGTCAACCGCATCATCTGCGAGTTCTGATGCTGTGACCGAATTTACTCCTAGCTGAGTTGAAGTTACACTTCCCGAAACTAATTTAGAACCAGCAATACTTCCTGCTAATTGTGCATTAGTGATCGTTCCAACTAATGATGAAGCAGGATAACCTGTAGCATCAGTTAAGTTAAATGCTGGTGTAGCATCAGTTCCTCCAAGGCTTACAGAAACTCCTCCAAGAGAAACAGAAGAATTAGTTAACTTAGAATTAGCAATTGAACCTGCTAATTGTGCGTTTGTAATTGTGCCTACTAATGACGAAGTTGGATAACTTGTTGCGTCTGATAAGTCAAATGCTGGAGTTGCGTCTGCTGCGCCTAAAGCAACAGAAATACCGCCAAAACTAACAGAAGAATTTACAAGTTTTGAGTTAGCTATTGAGCCAGCCAACTGAGCATTAGTAATCGTTCCTGTTAATGAAGACGTTGGATAGTTAGTTGCGTCTGTAAGATTAAAAGCTGGAGTTGCATCAGTCCCTCCTAGCGAAATAGTTACTCCTCCTAAAGAAATATCTGAACCAACTAATTTTGAAACTGCTATTGAGCCAGCTAATTGAGCATTACTTATTGTTCCAACTAACTCAGTAGTTTTATACCCTGTTGCATCTGTAAGATTAAAGGCAGGAGTTGCATCTGTTGCTCCTAAATTTATTGATACACCACCTAAAGAAACTGACGAATTTGCTAGTTGAGAATTAGATAAAGTACCTGTTAAAGAAGCTGCTGGATAATTTGTCGCATCTGTTAAATCAAACGCTGGTGTCGCATCTGTTGCCCCAAGAGCAATACTTACTCCACCAACGCTAAGACTTGAATTGGCAAGCTTGGCATTTGTTACGTTGGCATCAGTAATGCTTGCTGTTACTACTGTATTTGCTCCAAGACTTGCTAATGCTGCACTTGGGATTGAGCCAGCATCAATTAAAGCAACGCCTCTTTCAACTAAAGCTTTTGCTGTAATCTTTTTGGTTTCTGATGCGCTCCCATCAACAACTGCAAGTTCATCGGTTGCTGCTAAGTCTGCTTCAGCTAAAGCAGGCAACTGACTAATTTTTAGATCTGCCATTTAACTCAAG